AGTAACTGTCAAGTTTTGAGCAGCTGCTTCGTTGTCCCAGTTGTATTCACCAAATTCAGCAGATTTAATAAATGCTCCTTTGATTACCCATTCTGAAACGATATCACCTACAGGACCTAATACATCAATAGTTAAGTCTTTCTTATAGAAATCACTGTATCCATCTCTACCTGTTACTGATTCGTGGTGTAAACGAACCCATTCCATTACTGCCTGAGCACCTGAAGGAGTGATAGGATCAAACATAGTCATTGTTAAGTCGTTCCACTTTAACTTGCCTTTAATTTTTCTATAGGTGTTAATATGGTTAAGGACAATTTCTTCCTGCGAGAATCCGACAGATGAGATTGCTTTGATAGTATACGATGGAATGCCGTCTACATACATGATAAATCTATTCTGTACCTTCGGTTCGAAAGCTGTAAAGAAAATTTCGTTGGGATCTAATACTGCCATTTTGCGTTATATTAATTTTGTTCTATTATAAATATTCAATTTTTAAACTCTTATGCTGGGAAAGTAGCTCCAGTAGGAAGAACGTTGAAATCTAACAGAATAAATTCAGCGGTCTTAGTTGGTTGTAGATAAATCTGACCAATCAACTGGTTTCTATCAATCACATCAGCTGTGTTGTTTGTATCATCCATAATTACTTTGAACGCGTACAAACCTTGACGTTGTTGTACTGATTCTAAGTATGGGTTAACTTGGCTTAAGAAAGCATTTCTAGTAGCAATAGTATTTTGTTCGAATACTAAGTTATCTGATACTTGAGAAATATAAGACTTAAGGGCAATTAACAATCTTCTAACATTTACACGATCAAGAGCAGAAGCTTTTTTCTGTAATGTTTTCTGACCAAATACTACTGTCCCAGCTCCAGGGAATGAAGCGATTGGGTTTACTTTTCCTTGATATAATACATCTCTGTTAGCTTGAGATAATTTTCTTTCAGGACGTACTACTGTAGCTAATCCACCTCTATTTAAACCAGCTGGTGCGAACCAAGCTTCACCTACTTTATCATTGTAAGCATAAACTCCAGGGATCATTGTTGAAGCAGGAACCCATACTAAGTTACCTGAATCTGGATCTGTGGTTTGTAACCAAGGAGCATAAGTAGCAGCGTAGCTTGAGTTATAAGAAGCAGCATTACCTGTCATAGTAGCTAATGTAGCACCATAAACCGCAGGATCTACAACAGCGATCGCATCACCTCTTTCTTGAACCATGTTGATCAATGAAGTAATAACTGAAGTAGCTTGACCAATAATTAAACCAGGAGCTGTAACTACATTAAAGCTATATTCATCTTGGTTACCTAGTAAACTAATAGATTGAGTATAATCTGAAGCATTAACACCTTGTAATCTAACAGCACCTGTAAGACTTTGATTATATAAATCACTTCCGTGAATAATAGTACCAGTAGCATTCTCAAACGAACCACTACCTACTGCTGGTAATGAACCTGTGTAAATATCTTTAGCATTACCATTGTTGTCAAAATAATCAGGAGTATTGGTTACAGCAGAAACGTATACATATCTTGATTTAGCAGGATAAGTACCTACAGTTTTAACATAAGGGGTTGTATCTGATGTATCAACAGTATTGTATGAGTCACCAATTACTTTAGAGACATAATTACTAGCTTTAGGATCAAGTGATAAGTTAGCCCAAGTTTCTAATACTACTTTTTCATTTGTAGTATCATTACCTCTTCTAATTAACAAATCAAATGTACCTGATGATGTATCATAAGATGAAATTTCCCATCTTAAATTATCTGCTGAACCGCTTTCTAAAGCACCATCAGTTTCAGAACCTGAACTGTTCATGATAGTACCTTCACCAAATGTTTTAAGAACAAATGAAGTTACATCATCATCACTACCTGTAATTGTAGTTGATGTTGCTGATGTAAATGAACCACTTGCTACTCTGGTTACTAATAATGAGGTACCTCCGTTAGTAAAATAATTATAAGCAGAAACTGATGTTAAGAATGATTTAACTTCACTTCCGCTTAAAAAAGTAGTACCGAATTTGTTTGCGTATTCACTGTAAGAAGTAACTAATGTAGGGATACCAACAGGACCTTTTACAGTAGGACCGAGAATAGCGGCACCGGCTTGTACGGGTTGGGCTGTGATAGCTGACAAGTCATTCTCTCTAGCTAATACTCCAGGTGATAATAATGTTTCTGCCATTTTAATTTAGGTTATATTTTGTTATAAATATTACAAGTTTCTTTAAAAGTCGTTTCTAAATAAAGAAACAATATCTTTTTAATTGGATTTTTCTTATAATAA